AATGGGGGAAGTCCTTGAAGACAATGTCGAAGAACCCCTTGACTTTCTATACAGAATACTGTATAATACTATTTTATCATGGAGAACCGAATGTCTACTGACTTCCTTTGGGTCGAGAAGTATCGACCACAAAAAATCTCTGACACTATCCTGTCGTCAGAACTAAAGAAAACATTTCAAAAGATTGTAGACAATGGGGAGATCCCCAACATGATGTTTACTGGTACTGCTGGTACTGGTAAAACAACTGTCGCAAAAGCAATATGTAACGAATTAGGTTTAGACCACATTGTGATCAATGGATCGGAAGACGGTAACATTGATACACTCCGTGGTAAGATCAAACAGTTCGCCTCATCAATCTCTCTCTCAGGCGGTTACAAGGTCGTAATCCTAGATGAGGCGGACTACCTTAATCCCCAATCCACCCAACCTGCTTTGCGTGGATTCATTGAAGAGTTCTCTGACAACTGTCGGTTTATTCTTACCTGTAATTTCAAGAACAAGGTTATCGAACCACTACACTCACGATGCAGTGTATACGAGTTCACCAACTCTAAGAAAGTTCTTGCAGATTTGTGTGGTCAGTTCATGGGACGTTTGTCCAAGATCCTAGATGACGAGGGTATCTCGTATACCAACGAAGTCATTGCGGAACTGATCATGCGATACGCCCCCGACTGGAGACGTGTCCTCAACGAGGCACAACGTCACTCTATCGGTGGTTCGCTGGAGGCGAGCGTACTAGTATCAAACGGTACTGGTGCATACGAGGATTTGTACTCTTACCTGAAGGGTAAGGATTTCAAGAAGATGCGATCATGGGTAGTGAACCATATCGACCTAGAACCAGCTGCCATCTATCGTGGTATCTACGATTCGATGGAAGGTAAGGTGGCGTCCAACTCTATACCGCAACTTGTTTTAATCCTTGCTGATTATCAATACAAGAATGCATTTGTTGCAGACCACGAACTCAATCTGGTTGCGTGTCTCACAGAATGCATGGCAAACGTGGAGTACGTTTAATGGAAGTACATGTAGTAACAATGTTAAAACGTGGGGGTAGCACTGGTTATCCTCGTAAAGATGAACACGCTTATATCGCTGGTGTGTATGACGATCTGAGACAGGCAATCACTGCTGGTGAGATAGAAGAACAGTGGAACGATAACCATTTCGGATACACCATAACTAAACATGAGTTGAATGAGTGTGAGAACTGGCAAGAGAAACTTGCATATACGGACGAACACGGAGTCCAACTGACTATGCGTTTTGAAAACGAGCATGTTGCGTTTTAAAAGTCTTTGGAGACTATGGGCAAAATCCCTTGGAGAGAAAGAGGGAACGACTGACCGAGAGGCAGATATGATTGCTATGATTCGGTCGGTCGTAGTTCTGGTCAACTTTATAACTTGTTTCTTTATTATTAGTGGAGTGATACATCAATGGTAAACAAGTGGGAAAAGGCATTCATGGAGACCGCAGAAACTTTTGCGGAACTTTCACATGCTAAAAGATTAAAGGTTGGTGCGGTTATTGTAAAGGATAAACGCATCATCTCTATCGGGTACAATGGTATGCCTACTGGTTGGAGTAACAACTGTGAGGAGATCATTTTCCCTAAAGGATATAATCCTAAGTCTGGTATTAAGTTAGAACCAAAGACCAGACCAGAAGTGTTACATGCAGAAACAAATGCGATTGCAAAGGTTGCAAAAAGTTCCGAATCGTGTTATAATGCTGACATATACACTACGACCGCACCCTGTATGGATTGTGCGAAACTAATACATCAATCTGGTATCAAGAAAGTATACTGGAGAAATCCACATCTAAGAACTGACGAGGGGTTACAGTTCTTAAAAAAATGTGGCATGGAGATAGAACAAATATGAGTCCATTTCAATTTGTAAATGAGATTACATTCGGTAAGAAGGACGTGATGGTTGACCCCGACATGGAGAAGAAGTATGTTCCGTTTATGGTTAATCGTAGTCTATCTTACTTCACCGATACTGTTCATATGGCGAATGAGATGAACAAATATCATCACCTTGACAAAAAGTTACAATTTCAGTTTTTACTAAATATAGTTAGGAAAAAGAAACGGTTTTCCAAATGGGTCAAACCCACAACTGATAGTAACGTTGACGTGATAAAAGAGTATTATGGATATAGTAATGAAAAGGCCATTCAGATCCTCCCTCTCTTATCTGCCGATCAACTTAACATAATAAAAAATAAGGTGAATAAAGGTGGAAGAAAATAATATTGTCGAATGGAGTGTTTCCAAGATGTTGGAAATCACCTTGTCGGAACCAGATGACTTTTTGAAGGTAAGGGAAACTCTTACTCGAATAGGCGTGGCGTCTCGCAAGGAAAATAAATTATTTCAAAGTTGTCATATTTTGCACAAACAAGGAAGATACTTTATTGTGCATTTCAAAGAATTGTTTATGTTGGATGGTAAGAAGTCTAACCTCGAACTGTCGGACATTCAAAGAAGAAATACAATCGCAACACTACTTGCAGATTGGGGATTGGTAGAAATACAAACTCCCGAAGTTGCATCTGACTGTGCGCCAATGCGCCAGATCAAAATCATAAACTTCAAGGAGAAAGATGATTGGGAACTCTGTCCCAAATATAATATAGGTAACAAGTGATGGAATTTTTTGGTATATTTTCGGGTGATGATAAAGAAGACTGCATAGCGGAGAAGAAACCTTTCCAAGGCAAACTTCCTTTCAACATGGAAGAGACATATGACTGGAATCAGTATATGTCAATGTTGGACACTCACCCTAAAGATATGTATGATACTAATACAAGTAAAATGCGGATAGGTCTTAACTCTTTTCATGCTAGACCGTCTGCACCAGAGTTCGCAAAACAGATCGAAGCAGAGATGCAAGATACGTTTGCGTTACACGGAAACAAGATCACAAACATTGCGTTTAGTGGATTTGGATATGCTAGTGATAGTTATCCTTGGCACAAAGATTCAATGGATGTGTTCTTGGTTCAAGTTATCTCTACGGTTAAACTGAAGGTCGAAGGCGTCAACAATGACGAGTTCTTTGACTTTAAGCCAGGAGATTACATATGGATACCTCGTGGCACTCATCACCAAGTTGTTCCCAAAATAAGTAGGGTAACATTTAGTTTTGGTGTCGAGGGAGATCCAGACCCATCAATATATTTCTAGGTCATTACATTTAGTTATAATGTCTAACAGAGATATGTTTTTGTATAAATAACATCGAATATGCCGAATTGGTCGGGTATTCGATTAACTTGCTTTTTTAAAGGAGAAAAAATATGACTAATCTTAAAGCATCACAACTATTTCCACGAGCGTCTTTTGTAGGATTTGACCATCTTTTAGATGAACTTGATTTTGTAGCGAGGCATGCTAAGGATAATTATCCCCCTCACAACATTGTTAAGAGATCCGATACAGAGTACTCAATCGAACTGGCACTTGCTGGATTCGAGGAATCCGATTTGGATATAGAGCAGAAAGAAAGATCGTTGAACGTCAGAGGTGAGAGTAAACATTCCGAAGAAGGCGAATACCTTCATAAGGGAATCTCTACCAAGAAGTTTAGACGGACTTTCCGCTTAAGTGAATATGTCGAAGTAGACGGAGCTTCTTACAGTAATGGTATACTTGTCATTAATTTGAAGGTAGTGTTACCAGAAGAGAAGCGTCCTCGTAAAATTTCTATCAGTTAATTTTTCGAGGTTAAGTATGAAAGCCCTTAGAGACCGTTCTTTACGGTCATCATATGATTGGGTGTTAGAGACTTTAGTTTTCATTACAAGTTTTGTAGTGACAGCATTGTGTCTTGCTCCACTCGTATAATATAAAATCGGGGGGTAGAGATACCCCCCAACTATATAAGATTATGAAAAAAATAAAGTTCTATCAAATCGTCATGAAAGGCAACCCAATCTCTGAAGAGTATGCAAGACTTTCAAGAGAGTCCTTCGAGTGTGTATCAGATATTATTGAGATTGAACAGTTTGATGCGATCACTCCAGAATCCCCAGAGTACGATAGTCACCAATCGAGATACAATTGGCAACGTTCTCTTATGCGTATGGATAACCGCAGTACACAAGATCAAGAGTCGTATGATCATCCTCACTCACCAAGTGAAAGAGCGGGTATGTGTTCCCATTGGGAGTTACTCCGACAACGTAGTGAGACGGACGAGAGATTCTACGTTATGGAACATGACTCATATCTTTGGCCTCAACACGAAGAAGTTTTCCGTGGACTATTAGAAACGATAGATGTACTCGAACACGAGTATGCCAACATCGGTTTGTATATGGGTTGTTATTCTGTTAGTAAAGAGTTTGCTAATTTAGCATTCGATCTATTGAAAAATCAAAACTTTCCTATCAATGGTGGCCCATACGGATGTATGGAGAGATTGTTCAAGACATACCTATCGTCTCACTACTCAAAGAAAAAAGAGTACAGGACAAGAAAAGAATTGTGGATTCATTCTTGGGCATGTTGTTCACGTCTGCGACACGGTAAGAGCAGAGATAAACTATTCCAAACCTTCAACAGTTGGGCCTTTCAAGTTTATCCTGAAGTAGACGAAACTACTTGGAAACCCACCCCCACTACTCAGATGATCAAGAAGGATCTAAAGGTCACTCAAGACCATCGTGAGTACCCAGATGTATACAAAGAAAAACCTTGGACACGTAGCGACAAATTCAAAGTAATTGATTGACATTCTGCGCCCCCTGTGTTATAATACCCTCTATATTATAAGGAGACCGCATGGAGTTCTATACTTCTGTTGCCCGTTACGGTAGCAATCTGTTATATCGTGGAGTCGAGAACGGCTTACGAGTTAAGAAAAAGATCCCATTCAAACCGACACTGTATGTTCCCTCGAACAAGAAAGAAACACGGTGGACTGGTCTGGACGGAACCAACGTGGAACCGATCAAGTTTGGTAACATGAAAGAGGCGGGTGACTTCGCCAAACGTTACGATGGTGTTGAGAACTTCAAGATCTTCGGGACGACCAATTATGTCACACAATATATTGCCGAAAAATTCCCTGGCGTGATTCCGTTCGATGCGAGTCAGGTGTCAGTCTGGACTATCGATATCGAGGTCGAGTCTGATGACGGATTCCCCGAACCATCTAAGGCAGACCATCCAGTAATCTCGATCACCATGAAACAACGTGGGTCGGACGAGTATCATGTGTGGGGTATGCAATCCTACGATGCAGGCGAGAACGTTCTGTACCGTGTCTGTAAAGATGAACTCACCTTGATGACCAACTTCCTAGACTGGTGGAGAGAACACACACCAGATATTATTACTGGTTGGAACTCTCGTACATTTGACTTACCGTATCTGATCAACCGCATGACCAAACTCGCTGGGTTTGACGAGGCGAAGAAGTTCTCACCGTGGGGTCTGGTCTCGGAATCCTCTTACTTTGACGAGGGTATGAAGTCACAGATCTACAACATCACTGGTGTAGAACAGATAGACTACCTTGAGATCTTCAAGAAGTTTACTCTCAATACGTGGGGACGCCAAGAGTCTTACCGACTGGATAACATTGCTCATGTGGTTCTGGGTGAACGCAAACTGTCCTATGAAGAACACGGTTCACTTCACTCTCTGTACCTACATGACTTCCAGAAGTT